TTCATGTTGGCGGCGGCGAATCGCTTGGAAAAACGCAATTATGATCTGCATCAGACGATGCTACGCGCGCTGACGCGCCTCGAAAAGCTCGTCGAGCGAGAAGAAAGCGAGATCGAAGAGATGTTGCGGCGAGGTGGCGATGCCGCTCGATAACGGCCCCTTTATCCCCTACGAGCACGCTGGGCCGCGTACCCTCTCGCTCGCTGGGTTGGAGGACGAGCCAGCACCACTATGGCGGCAGACGGCTGCGTGGTGGCCTGAGCTTTTTGACCACGGTGAGACGCGGCTAACTTCACTACGAAGCTGGCGATACTCCTGGTGGCAGCACTGGGCTATACTTGCCCGTTTCTTGTTACCATACCGATATCATTGGGTTGTGGCGGCTAATACTTATAATCGCGGGTTCCCGGTCAACGACAGCATCATCAATGAGACGCCCACCTTGGCGATGCGGATTTGCGCCTCGGGGTTGTTCAGCGGCCTGATGAGTCCGTCGCGGCCGTGGTTCAACCTCGACCCGACGATATCGGATTCGAGCAATCCGCGCCTGATGGCGGCGATGACCGACCCGCTGGCACGGCTGTGGCTCGACGAAGTACGGGACCGCGTGCTCGCCGTGCTGGCGGCCTCGAATTGGTACGCTGCCGGGGCGCAGATGTTTCAGGATGTGGCGGTGTTCGGCACCTCGCCGATGATCATCTACACCGACAAAGAGGATGTCATCCGCTGCTACGTGCCGTGCGCGGGCGAATATTTCCTCGCCTGTGGGGCGCGGCTATCGGTCGACACCTTCTATCGCGAGTTTACCTACACGGTGGCGCAGATCGTCGAGTTCTTTGGCCTCGAAAATTTGCCCGCTGAGGTTCAGAAGTTTTGGCAGGAGGGCGGCGGCTCGATCGATAAGGAGTTTGTTGTCGCACACGCCATCGAGCCCAATTTCGACCTGACGCCCAAGGCGGCGGCCGGCAAGCCGATCCAAATTCTCCCGCACCACTTCCCCTACCGCGAGTTCTACTGGCTGCGCGGCCGGCAGGCGAATGGCCCATTGTCGCTACGTGGCTTTGAGGAAAAGCCGTTTATGGCGACCCGCTGGAGCACGACCAGCAATGACCCCTACGGGCGCGGCCCCGGCATGGACGCGCTCGGCGGTGCCCGGCAAATCCAGACGCAGGAGCGCCGCAAGGGCGAGTACATCGACAAGATGGTGCGACCACCGATGGTCGGCGACGTTTCTCTGGAGAACAAGCCGTCCTCGATCCGGCCGGGCGAGATCACTTATGTCAACGCCCAAGACGGCAAGCAGCAATTTTACCCCGCATTTGAGGTCAACGCACAGGGCATGCAGCCGCTGACCGAGGACATTGCGAAGGTCGAGGGGCGGATCAACAAGGCGTTCTTTACCGACGTTTTTTTGATGATTAGCCAGATGGAGGGCGTCCAGCCGCGCAACGAGATGGAGTTGGCGCAGCGGATCGGCGAGAAGATCACGCAGCTCGGGCCGGTCATTGAACTATTCGAGCAAGAGGTGGCGCCCGGCATTAGCCGCGTCGTCAACATCATGCAGCGCCGCGACCTGCTGCCGCCACCACCGCCAAGCCTGCAAAACGTGCCGGTGTCGATCACCTACACATCGATGATGAAGATGGCGCAACGGGCCGGTGAAACCGCCTCGATGGAGCGCACCTTTGCCACCCTCGGATCGCTACAGGAAGCAGCGCTGGCGGCCAGCTTACCGAGCCCGATGCGGATACTCAATTTGGAGCAGTGCGCGCGAGAGTACGCGGCGCGGATGTTTTTCCCGGCGAAGTGTCTCTACACGCCTGATCAGGTCAAGCAGAACGATGAGGCCGCGGCCCAGCACGCCGCGATGCAGCAAGCGGCGGAAGCGACTCTTCCCGCCGTGCAGGCGGCGCACGGGTTATCGCAAATCCCTGTGGGCGGCGGGCAATCAGCACTTCAGGCAATGATCGGCGGAGGACCGCAGCAATAATGCCAGCACTAACCGGCCACCTATTGATGAACGGGACCGACGCGTTTTGTCCGGTTGGTTCCGTCTATGTCGCCAAGTTCCCGCTAAACGCGAATGTGGCGGCGGTCTACTGCCAAGTCATCTCAAGCCATCGCGGGGTTGATTGCTCTATCCATGAGGTTGAGAACCCCGACCTACGGGTCATGGAGATCAAGCATCTGGTTGGTCACAACGGCTCGAATGCCGGTAACGGCGAGGGCGGCCGAGTGCCGCTTGACCCGTTCGGGACGCCAGCGGGGGCGAACTCCTGGGAGGGGCATGAATTTTGGAATTTCGCGCCGAATTGGGTGCCGATCAAAACGCTGGGGGTCGAGATGCAGTGTCACGGCACCTACAACGTCTATCTGATGGTGTGGACCCTGCCATGAATGAGTTGTTCCTGCGCGCCCTCCGCCTGCTGCTCGTCACTCAGCAATGTGATTGGACGCCAGAACACGACGACAACATTACCAAACTGGTCGGTGAGATCGATCGCGCTCTTGCCGCGTGGGCGCCGCCCGAGCCGCTCCGGCAGCCGATCCCGATCCTCTCTGGCTCCAAGGAGGAGATCGAGACGGCGCTGAGCTCGGTGATGGTGGAGGACTGATCCGATGGCTGAAGGCCCACCTGATCTGGCCGTGGTTGAGGCCGATCCTGCACGAACTAGCGCTGACGGGTCTGACTCGCATCTCGCGGACGCAGAGGAAGAGCTTTGGGTTGAGGCCCCGGCTGTCACGACTGGGTCGGGACTGACAACCCCTGAAATATTCGACTGCCTTAGAACCAATCTAAGGCAGGCCGCCGAAGAAGCCCGCCAGCTCGCCTGGCATCCGCGCCGCGGCCCCCTCTATCTGGCGATGTGTCGCCATGTCGGGTTGGCTGAGGGGGCGTGTCGGCAAGCGGCCGTTCACCGCGAAGATGCCCGCTGGCTGACGCTCGGGATGGCGCTGTCGGGTGTGCCGAAGCGTGCCGGCCGCTGGGTACGCGGCATGCCATCGAGGGCAGCGCGGGTCGAGGCCCATCGGCTGTTCCTTAAGCTTGGCGAAACGCTCGACAAGATGGCCTACGACTTTGATCAATTGCGCGATATGGCGACCGGGCGAATCGGGATGATCCTACCCGAGCCACCGCCTGTTTCGCGTGAAACCCGCCCGGTCAGCGTACGGCTGCCCTCGGGGCTGATCGTGCCGTCCAGCTATCATTAATGTCGGATGAGCACGCGCTGCCCGATGATGATGACGAGCCGATTCCCCAGCTCGCCATCGAGGCCGAAGACACCCAGCGGATACGCGATCGCGCCAAGCGCCGGGCCGCCGAGGAGACTGCCTTCTGGAAAGCTGTGCTGGAAAACGCCGTTGGCCGCCGCTGTGTGTGGCAGTTTATCGAAAGCTGTCACCCGTTTAGCGACCGATTCGCCAACGGGCCAAACGGCTTTCCGCAAGAGAGCGCGACATGGTATCGGGCTGGCGAGCGCGATTGCGGATTGCGCTTTTTACGCGATCTACAGCGCCACGACTTTGCCGGTGCTGTGCTGATGCAGCAGGAGCACGACCCGCAGCTTCGGCCGCCGCCCAAGCCGCAGCGCAAGCGAAAGGACGAGGATGTCTGACCGCGAACCGGGATTCTACTGGCTAAAGATGCGGCATGATGGCGGCCCAAGATGGGAACCCGCAGAGTGGACGGTCCAAGATTGGGGCGGCCAAATTGTAACGAGGTGGTGGCGAATAGGCGATGAGGTAGAGATTCACGATGATGATATCAAAGAGATAGGCGAACGGATACCTGATCATGAGTGAGACCCACGCGGAAGACGCGCCACCGCTCGATCCGGCCGCCGCGCCGCCCTCGCCCGCAGTCGTAGTAGAGCCGCCGCCGCAACCCGCGGAACCGGGGCCGGCAACGCCTGAACCGGTTGCGGGCGAGACGCCGACCGAGCCGCCGCCTCCGCCGGAGGTAAAGCCGCATACCGACGAGCCGACGCTGCTGTCGCTCGCTGAGGTTAAGCCCGAGGGTGAGGCGCCGCCAGCGACTGAAGAAGCTAAGCCTGACGACACCAAACCGGAAGGCGAGAAGCCGGTTGAGGTCGAGTACAAATTCGAGTTACCCGAAGGCCGCGAGTTTCCACAAGAGGCGCTGGATCAGTTCGTGGGGCTGGCGCGGGAGTCCGGTATCGCGCCCGAAGTCGCGCAGAAGCTGATGGGCCTGCACGTGGCGGCCCTGGAGGCTCATGATAACGCCACCTTACAGTATCAGCACGACAGCTTTGGCAAGATGCGTGGTGGCTGGCAGGAAGAGATCAAAGGCGATCCCGAGCTTGGGGGAGCTGGGTTTGACACCAACCGAAGCCTCGCACTCAAAGGCATCCTGGCGATCGTGCCGCGTGAACGCCTCGCTGCGTTCGATAAAGCGCTCGAACTGACTGGCATGGGCGACAATCCCGAGTTCTTTCGCGCAATGGTGACGCTCGGCAAGATTATGGCCGACCCCGTGCCGCCCGGCCCCGCCGCCGCGCCACCGCCCGGCAATCAGCGCCCCACTCCGCAGGGCGAGGGAGGGCGGATCGGTTATCGCTATCCGAGAGGGCGTGGTCGTGTCGCGAACGGCTGATGTTTAAAATCCCCGACAGCGCGATCCCCAAGCCGTCGCGAACCTACAAAGTCCCGCCTGAAAAGCGTACCGCTATCCGTGCCGAACTGATCGCTGAACGGGCCAAAGGAACGCCCGTAAAGATTCTGCTGGAGCGCTACAACATCTCGCTCAGCTATTACCATGTGCTGATGACCGACAAGGTGCTGGTGCGGCGCCCTCCCGCCTAAGTAGTATAGTACACCTCAATACGATTGACGCCAACCTGTTAGAGCTTTAGCGCGCCATCAACGCGCTTTTATGCCGGCAGGTTAAATAGATGGCGACAGGCTCCTGGCCGACCCTTCTCGATGTGAGCACGAGGCTTGATCCAAAGGGAGAAATCCCTGAGATCGCCGAGTTGCTGTCTCAAACTAACGAGATGAATGACGACATACCTTACGTGGAAGCGAACGGTAAGACTCGTCATGAGTTCGTTTTTCGCACCTCGATCCCCGGCGGATACTACCGCTCGTACAACCAAGGCGTGCCATACAGTAAAAGCACGACCGGCAAGGCGAGCGTCGCGGTAGCGTCGCTACAGGATTACAGCCAGGTCGATATGGAGTTGGCGGAGGACTCGGGTAATCCCCAAGCCTTCTGTGAGAGCGAGGACATGGCCTTTCTGGAGGGCATGTCGCAGACCGTCGCCGAGACCTTCATGTACGGCAACTCGGTCAGCAACCCGTCGGCCTTTATGGGGCTGGCGAGCTTTTACAACACGATCAACCCCGCGACCGCGAAGAACGCCACCAACGTCATCAATGCTGGTGGAACCGGCGCGTCCAATACCTCGATCTGGCTATGTTGCTGGTCGCCTCGCACCCTCTACGGCGTCTATCCCGAGCGCTCGAAAGCCGGACTGACGATGGAGGACAAGGGTCAGACTGTCCCGGCCTACGACAGCCTCGGCAATCGCTTTGAGGCATACACGGTCTGGTTCCGCCAGCGCGTCGGGCTCTGCCCGCAAGATTGGCGCTATACGGTGCGGATCGCCAATATCGACACGACCGCAGCCGGCCTTGCCGGCCCGAATGCGCCCGACCTGTTCGCCCTGATGGCGGAGGCGGTGATCCTGCCGCCGGCACTCGGCAAGCTGTCGGGCATCAACCGCACCGATGCGCCGCGCGATCCCGGATCGAGCGTGCGGCCGGTCTGGTACTGTAACCGTACCTCGCGGCACTGGATGGACATCCAGTCGATGCGTAATCGCAACGTCCTACAGTCGATCAACGACTACGCCGGCAACCCGACAACCGGGTGGCGCGGTGTGCCGATCAAGATCGTCGATCAAATTCTCGTCACCGAATCCGCGCTGACCTAAAGGGCCATCCGCCAATGATGCTCGATGCAAGCTTAACCTTTGTCCCGGCAGGCGTGCCGGCCTCGATGGTGGTCGGCGGTGTCGCTACGACTCAACTTGGCCAGTGGATTGACCTGCTCGGTCAAGGGGTCGGAACCGCACCGATGAACATCATCGGCAATACCACGGTGTTTGGCGAAGATGTTGGGATCGGCATCTGGAAGCTCGATCTTCAGATTAACATCGGCACCGCGCCGCTCGGTGGCGACAACAACTTCGCCCTTCAGGGTGCGATCGATACCGGCTTGTCTGGCGGCTATCAGCCCGGCACGCCAGAGACATTTGCCGAGACCGGATCCAAGACCCCGGCGCAGTTGCCCGCCAATTCGGTGCTGCGTATGGCGATGCCGCCGACCCCGCCCGACATGCCGACTCCCCGGTTTATTCGTCTTGTTTCTGTCTCGTCTGCCGCCGTGACGGCTGGCACGGTAGCCGCCGCCTTCATGGTTCAAGGCCGCGACGATCTGCAGAACCGCTTTGCCGCGAATAATTATGTCGTACGCTAGCATAGGTTGTGGTCTAAAGTAGGCGGCCATGCTTTTGAGCCCACTCAATCGGATCGGTTGCTCCCTTGGAGCGATTGCAGCCTCTACAGAGGAGTTGCAGGTTTCCGATGTCGCAGGTGCCGCCGAGCAACAGCGGTTTGATGTGGTCGACCTCCATCTTCCTAGCTCTCTTGCCGCAATGGGCACACTTGCCTTTCTGATGATCAAACAAGACGGCGATCTCAGCGGACGATGCCTTGCCGCCATTGGCTCGCTGCCGACTGCGACGGTTCGCGTTGTGTGTGCGCTTATGGATCGCGTCGCGTTCAGGATGGGCCTTTCGCCAAGCGTCTTCGACCGCTCGCGCCTTCTCAGGGTTCTGTCGTCGCCATTCAGCCACGCGAGCATAGCTGCGCTCTCTGCGGCCGGGATCGTCTTTGTGTGCGTGATACCACTCCCTGTTGTGATGGTAAGTGCCTTTGTGACACTCGCGGCATTGGCGGCTGGACGTGTAGCGGGGGGCCAAATGGCCACGCTTGCACGGCTTTCCAGTAAAATAAAATCGGAGGTTAGAAGCCTTGGCTTCTTGGATCGAGACAATTTCCATGCGCGTATTTGTATCATGGCGCGCGGCACGGAGCTAGCCTGATGCCGGGGCACTCGAACCACGCGGGCGTGCCGCGCGAGGAATTTCTTGCGCGAGTGCGTGAAGGTAAGCGCCTTGCCGCCGAAAAGCGGGCGCAGGGGCTATTGCCGCCGATCGTCCGCAAGCGCCCGCCCGAAGTCCAAGAGGCGATCGAGGTAACGGAGCGGCCTGAGTTCAAGGCGGCGGTCGATGCCGCTGTCAAGCTCGCGATGCAATCCGTTGTGGCAAATTTGGCCCCAAGTGTGGCCGAGACGGCTGCGGCACAGATTTCGTCCTCTCCGACAGCAGGGATGTTTGATCCCCGCGCCTTGGCAATGGCCATTGCTGAGCTGACTGATCAGGGCACCGGGATGCAGCGCATCCCGGCGGAAATCACCGAAGCCCGTCGGATCGCGACGGCGCGGCTGCGCGCATTGCTGATTGAGGCGAACGCTGAAGGCGTAACCCCCATTTACAAGCTGGTGGCGAAGACGATTCTGCCGACGCCGGATGGCGAGACGCTGATCGAGCCATTGCAGCGCGGTCGCGACAATCAGGTGCGGGCAACAAAAATTCGCTGGCCGCTAGTGCCGAACTTGGCGATGGAGCCGACCGACACCTATTCGGACTCAAATGGCCGAGTGATTGCCGGCGACTGGGCCGAACGCATCATGGCGGCATTCCGCGAGTCGATCGGCAACCAAGCGCCGGCAGAGGTTGGGGTCGATACCAACATTGGGTTGACCGATCAGGGCCATGTCGTGGTCGGGGGCGCAATTCAACAGCGCAAGGATCGCGCGGCCGAACGGCCAAATTTTGGCGCATTGGTGATCGACGAGGACGGCGAGGCGCTGCCGAGCAATGGCGGCGGCCCGGCCTATACGGACGTGCGGGTGCTTGGCAGCATAGCGCCACCCGCGAGGCAGAACGGGTAGAGATGAATATCGCGACGGCTATCGTCATGGCGGCGGCGCTGATTGCGGGCGCGCTGGTGGTGCGCCCAGCCTGGACGCAATCGACCACGACGACGTTTGCGACTGCCTATGTGGTGACGACTTGCGGGACACCGCCGACGATGAACACGGCGGGCAATGGCTTTTCCTACACGGCAGACCACCAAGCGCCGCTGACGATGAACACCGGAGGGGCGTTGTGCGTAAATCAATAGCCGCAGGGTTTGGCGTCGGGCTGGCCTTTGCTGCCGGCATCGCGTTGGCGCAAGTCGGCACGATCGTCAGCTATGTAGGCTCGCCCTATATCCCGCTCGCGACCGGCGTGGCAGGCTATCAGAAGGCGTCGCCGACTTCGGGCACGATGACCTTTCAGAAGGGTCAGTCCGAGATGGTGATAGGTGGCAGCGGGACTATTACGGCGCTGACGATTGCGCTCAACCCCGCGCCCTACGACGGGCAGAAAAACTGCTTCTACACCAAGCCGGCGATTACGACGCTGACGATGAGCGCCACCCTGCCGACCGGCGTCACCCTGAATGATGGTGTCGCGTCCACCTCGGCAACAAGCCAGTACTGCTATCTCTACTCAGCCAGCAATAACGCTTGGGATCGGTCACACTGATGAAACATCTCGCCTTTCTCGCGGTCTTGCTGACCTCAACGGCGGCTTTGGCGCAAACCGGCCCGGCGGTCACACCGATGCCGGGCGCGCCGATTGCGCCGGCAATGAACCAAGACGACGCCGTTATGTTCGCCCGCCACGGCGTTGGCAGCGTCCCGCCTGGTTATGCGCACCCCGGCATGCTGGGGGCTTTTTTGAATGAATCCGATGTTGTGCCGGTTACGGCGTTCGCGATTACGCCCGCCGACAACGTCTCGCTCTTGTTCCTCAATCCGGCTGGCACGCTCGCGACCGGCGCGATTACCTTCCCGGCGCATCCCGGCTCCGGTCAAGAGTTCTGCTGGCTTTCGTCGCAGACCCAATCGGCGGTCACGATGACGGCCAACACCGGGCAGACCGTTGTCGGGACGGCCGTGACGGCTGGCACCGCTGGAATCTCATACTGCTGGCGCTACATCGCGGCCACGAGCACCTGGTATCGCGTCCAGTAGGCCATGCCGAGCACGAGCCCTAAGCAAGCGAGGTTCATGGCGGCGGCGGCTCACGATCCCGACTTCGCGAAGAAGGCCGGGATTCCGCAGAGCGTCGCGAAAGATTTTAACCAGGCCGACGCCGGGACCGAGCAACTATCGGACGCGATGAAAAAGCCGCGGGTGCCCTACAAGCACAGCCGGGGGCCGCGCAGTGATCAGTAGAGGCTGAGATGGCATTGCGTGATCGCAAGCTGGCGCGGCGCTCGCTCGGCGAGGAGCATGAGGCCGTCGCTGCCTATAGCGAACGCATCCCCAACGCGAGCCCTGAGCTAAAGCAAGTGCTGAAGCATAACCTCTCGGAAGAGCGCGAGCATGCCGCCGCCCTAAAGCCATTTGCTGGGCGGGTTCCGTACAAGCATTCGAGGGCCGGCTGATGGCATTGCGTGATCGCTACAATCGGGGCCGCGGTAGCGAGCGTGCGGAAGAGCGCGCCGAAGGCGGAACCGGCGGCGCAGCCGAGGAAAAGCGCGAGGGCGAGTCCGAGCCGATGTCAGATGTGCGCGGCGGCGGAGTCGAGGCGCGGCACGCCGAAGAGCGCGCCGCGCTAAGCAAAAAACATGAGGAAGAGCGCCGCGACACGCACGGCCGTCATCGTACCGAACACCGCAATATGCACGACCGCCACGAAAAAGATCATGCTGAGCTTAGCGACCGACACGGGCGCGAGATGAGTGAGGGTGCGGAAGAGCGCGCTGAGGGCGGGACTGGCAGCGAAGCCGAAGAGAAGCGCGAAGGCGAGCGCTGATGGGCTGGACGAAGTTTGTTAGCCTGGAGCTGGACGATGACGACCGTCTCGACATGGCCATGCCGGCCATACCGCAGGGGCCGCAATTTCATCCAGGGCAGCGGATATCCTTTGATGAGAGAATTCTGACGAAGCTCGGCATTAAAGAGATGCCAGAAAAAGACGATCTTTTGGATATTCGCGGGTTCGCACGCGTAACCTTTGTCGGGGATGGCGATCAGGGGCGGCGTCTGGAATGCCAGTTTGAGATAATGGCTATTGAGGACGAGAGCCAAGAAGACCCCGCAGAAGAGGCCGAGGAAGAAGAAGAATTTGAG